GGCCTCGGATATGAACTGAGAGAACGTTTTCATTCTTACTGATATATTATGAGTCTTCTAGACTACTTATAATATATCTATTTATTAAAATGTCCAAAACGGGATTTGAACCCGTACACCTGTTAGGGCGGTAGAATCTAAATCTACTGCGTTTACCAATTTCGCCATTTGGACTGTGAAATCACCGAAGAGGCATAAGATCAAAAAGCTCCGGATGAAGCTGACCATATTTCCTCAATAGTTCACCTGCTTTTGCATTGGCATGATTTTCATCGGGACTTCCGGCATGAGAACTTCGATGATGTGTACCCTTTTCCATGTATTGCTTATAATGAACAAACTCATGAGCAAGGGTCCTCAGAATATCCATCGGATGTCGATTGATGATACTGAGATGAATTACATTCTTATTTGATATTATACCGAATGCGGCGATTCTTTTTGCGAAATCGGCATCTTCAATAAGAAGGACCGGAATATCATAAGTTAGACGCAATTCTCTTTTTAGGTATAACTTAAAATTTTTGAGAATCAAATCAAACTGAATTCGAGTAGTTGGCCTACCTTTTCTATTTCCGGTCAGTGTCATTTTTGTTATTATTTAGATTGAAGGGTGGATTCGATTTGAGTATCGAGATTGCGAATCACATCTCGAACATCATTAATTCGTTCGGACGGGAACTCATAACTGTATCCTTTTTGATGTTCGAAGAGAATCTGACGAACAGCAGCCGCCTGACGAACATCGAGTTTAATAGTGACTTGTTTTTGTTTGGCCATCAAATATCACCTTTAACACGGTTCTCGGAACGATAAACACTAAAGGATCCTTCGGGATATCGGGCACTCAGTTTCTCATAATTAAGTTGCATAATATCCTCGAAGCTCACACCCATAGCAATGCAGAGTTGTGCGATATAAAAAATTGTATCACCACACTCTTTTAAACAATGGGTCTTGGCTGCTTCATCAAAGGGCTTACCTTGTAGCAAACATTTCTTAATAATCTCCACGGCTTCACCCATTTCGGCTGCACCACCAAGAGCAAAAGTAAGTAGATGAGTGAGTTTTACACCTTCACCATCAAGCTCCCGAATACGATCAATAAGAACATTGACATCGGTGCTGGCCGGACTGGTGACTTGTTTTACGAATTCAACGTATTTCTTAGAATCAATAACTTGTTGTTGCGTCATATTAGAATTGGAATCCATCAAAGGTTTTTTTGAATTTCTTGGTTTCGGGTTCATTGTACTCGTATTCATCATTGGATCCGAGTACGTCGTCCTGGGCGGACTGTTCGCAATCATACAGCCTCATCTTAGATCTGTCAATACCCACTACGAATCTGGTGTTGATCGTCTTGTCCGAGAATCGATTCTTTAGCTGTTTGATCATAATCTGATTGAGATTATTAAGCTCATCAGTGGAAATAAGGGCCAGAAGAAGATCTGCCGTGGCCGCAGTACCAAAGGATTCTGATACATCGGTCATCTCGATGTCTGAAGATGAAAAACCTTGCCTTGTCGTTTGCGTGGAAGTAATTAGGGGAATATTTAGTTCCACTACCATTCCACGCATTTCTTCGGTAATAGACTTTACATAACTATAAGAATTTACACCGGAACTACTCTTGAATCGACTTGATGCACAGATATTCAAATAATCAACAAACAATACATCGGGTTTGAAGTTCTTTTTGAGATGTAATTCATTAATAAGTGCCTTAAAGTTTCCGGCATGGGCCGATGCCGTTGGATACTGTTTAACGATCAGATTTCCGGTAGTCCTCTGAAGAAGCTTCTTCATCTTATCGTCAAACATTTTCTTTGAAAGTTCGTCTAGTTGATTCATCGGAACATTCAGAAGATTGCAGTCGATTCGTTTTGCAATTTCTTCCTCGGCCATTTCCAATGTAATATACAAGACATTTTTGTTCTGAAGAAGAAATGATGCCGCCATATGACACATACACAAAGTTTTCCCAATATTAGGACCTGCAAGGAGGACCGACATGGTTTTATTCGGCAGTCCACCATTAGTAATCTTGTTCAGATAATCAAGATCGAATGGAATCTTGTCTTCCTTTCTATGATAATAATCATAGCGTTCTTCATAATTTTCGATATAATCATGGCCAATGTGGTGATCAAAACCAACGGCCAGGGCTTCCGAAAGAATACCGGGAATTGCATCACGATTCTTTTTCTCATCATTACCATCGGCAATATGAATAGACTCCATAAGTGCCAGATAAATTGCCCTATCCCTGCACCACTTTTCTGTCTTATCTAGAATCCACTGAAGATCAACGGGAAGATCCGATAGTACGACCGAAACACCTCGAATATCCCTAATCTCGGATTCATTTAGATCAGTTCGATTTTCAATCTCGATATTCAGTGCTTCTGGTGTAATCGAGGTGCCATACTTAGAAATGAACTTAACAGTTTCTTCAAAAATGACTTTTTCCGACTTTTGCTCAAAATAATCTGGTTGAATAAAAGGTATGACCTTACGGGAGTATTCCTCATTGAAAATTAGATTACGTAGAATAGTGTGTTCAAGTCGTTCCATCATTTATAATGCAAATAGGCACTCATAATATACTTTGGTTCACTCATTGGCGGTTCCCCCCGATGAGGATACATCCACAATGGAGGGAACATCACCAGTGTACCCCTTTTTGGTGAGATTGACAGGTCGCTGAAGACAGTATTGCCACCGGACTCAACGTCATTGAGATACCACATAAAAGACAGAAATCTTCGTGCGGACTCATGATTCGTCACATCAACATGAGTATCAAACCAGTCATTTCCACCAGGATTATACTTTTTGATTCTGAATTGCTCCAGAGCGTGTTCTTGTGGAAATACTCTCTTATCTACGAATTCATAATACAAATCACGATACTCAAAGACTTTTTTGATGATGATATTATGAACCTGATTAATCTCGGTTGAAAGATTACGATTTTCGGTCAAATTAAACTGAGTGAAATTTGGTTTGCCATCGTTCTCATATCTTTCATGTTTATCCGGAGATTGTTCAAAGACGGAAATTAAAAAATCACAAATCTCCGGATCAAGAGTATTCTCATGAATGTGTATGAGATCCTGAAGATCAGCCATAGGAGAACTCTTTCTTGGCAATTTCATCAAGTTGTTGCATTACCTCATCGGTAAAATATTCCTTTGGATTTGAAAGAATTGTTTTTGCATAGAGTTTCTTTCCATCTATTTCATAGCGACCGGCAGTGTTTTTCCAGAGCCCACCAATCTCACCAAGTTCAAGTAGACCATAATAACGATCAAGACCTCGTTGATCATAGAAAAGTCTAAACTGAATTTCTTGATTTTCTTTACTCAAACGAGACTTATATGTCTTGGCCTTGATTACAACACCAACAACTTCGGTTCCATCTTTTTCTTTAGATTTGGAAAGTTCAATAATAGTCGATGCCGAATAAAGGAGTCCGGTCCCACCGCTCTGGACGGTTGGAGAGCCATATCCACCCACGTTTGCATAAACATGATTTGTGACGATCATAGGAATATTTGCCTGACCCAGCTTCAGAGTTAGCATTCGGAATGCACCCTTAATGAGGGCGGCTTTTGTCATGTCACGAACATCTTTTTCTGCCAGAGCATCGCCAATTTCTTTGTTTGTGGAAAGCATTCCGAGGCTATCGAGAACAAAGAAACAAGGCTTTTTCTGCTCTTCGGGGAGTTTCATGTAAATGTCAACGGCCTTTAGGGCCTTGGTTCGAAATTCCTCTACGGTAATAACATTTAATACAACAACTCGTTTAATATCCAAACCCCGACTCTCTAGAAGGGATCTCGTGATAGCCGCCTCAGTATCAAAATAGAGGCAATAACCATCTGGATTATTATCCAAAAAGTTCTTAATTACGGCTAGGGCAACATAAGATTTTCCGGTAGAGCTTGCACCAGAAATTGCAGTGATTTTATTACCAGAAACACCACCAAAGATGCTACCCGAGATAAGGGCATTAAAAATAAAACTACCAGTATCTACATAAGTCTCTTCCTCCTTAATGTCTGAAGCAACTTGGGCATACTCACTACCGACCTCTTTAATTACACTATTAAGAAAATCCATACTCATTTCCCCTCCTGTTTCTTTAGATAATTGATTTTAAATGACCACAACTTATTGTACAGTGATCGATCTCCACTGTATTGAACCGAATTTAGAATAATATCTAAT